CGGGGTGATGGAAGAAACAGCTGCGACAGGCCGGACTTGATAACTCCAGCCTGAAGACGGTACCAATTCTCGTACTGTCTCCTAACCTCAACCGTCTTGATTAGCTGAGTCTCATATTCCTCTAAGAGGATGTTGAGTAGCTCTCGCAAAATCGAGAAGACCTGAGGTTGGGAAAGACCGAGCGATCGGGCATAGTCCCATTCGCCTGCACCTGCACTTGTCTGTCCAAATATGGCTAAACTTCCCGCGCAAGCGGAAATCCAGCCAAATATAGGGACTCTCGACAAACCGAACGCCTTCGATAAAGAAGACGTTGGAGTCAAGAACTGCAATACTGCACGCATCCCCCATCCATCAAGAACACCATGGCGCATGTTCTGCACCATGGCTAAATATTCTGACGGATAGAGGAAGGTCTTCACGGCTTTCAGGAGCCATCCATTATCATTCAGTATCTCACCATCCCTACGTTCCAAGATCCGTACAGACCGTACGGCTCTTTGACCAGGGTCCTTAATGGAGAATTCCTCCTTAAGGGCAATAGGAGAAACTTCCACACCCTGTACAACAGTACGGGATAGGAAGTTGAACAGAGATGACGACGAATATGACTTCGCAAGAGAGATAGGGATACTCAATATCTTACAGACATTGAGATATTCCTTACCAATCGGTGCGTTATCATCACGCTCACCTATCACTACGTCATCGCCAGTTACACCATACAAATAGTGTAGCTGGAAAAGCGAAGCAAAGTGGCGTTGGACAGAAAGTCGGGAAGCATTCACAACCCGGCGGACTCGCCAAGCTGCAAATTGCACTAAAGAGTGGTTAACAAGCGCTAGTAACCCGAAACTGGCAAGGAACCCCATGGGTTGCCCCCGCGTGTAGCGGTAGGTAACCTTCTGGAATTCCTTGATGACCCCTTTGAAAATAGGGTCACCAGTAAGGGTGAACTCACGATCTGTCATTAGTGTAATTACCGAAGAGGCAACCTTTTTGGCCTCCTCAGTATTACCCCAAAGACATTCCATGAATATCTGATACAGTTGAACGGGTATGCTATCCGTTGCAGCTGATATATCTAAACTTGACCAGAATACCGGAGGTAGATGCGGAAAGGCCCTAGCCTGCTTTAACAGCCAGGTGAACAGTCCCGTCTGCGATCGCGTACCATCTTGTTCAATAGTACTCAATACAGCAAACAGTTGGTCATGTAGCGGCTTCAACACCCTCTGGGTGAAGATGTCGCCAATGGCCACAACTCGCAACTTACCACCCGGCTCCGGAAGGAGGTGGATCTTTGAAAGAACCACTTTCCGAACTTTACCCTTACTAGGGTTAAGCTCCGTAGCACGGGTCTTGGAAGCGAGAGCCTGAAGCTCATCAGTATCTATGGGAGTAGGA